CTTTATTTAAACCTTCAATATTACCCATTTCAAATGCTTTTTCTATAAAATCAAATTCTAATTTTACAGATAAATCACAAGCTTCATATATTGCTTGAGTTAATTCAGTTGTGTCTAACGATGGGTCTTCCTCTAATAATGTTCTGAATAACCAGCATCCTGCTTTTGAATGTAAAGATTCATCACGTACGCTCCATTCTACAATTTGTCCTGTTCCTTTCATCAAATTACGTAATTGGAAAGACATTAATACTGCAAATGAAGAAAATAAATTTACACCTTCTGTAAACGCAGAGAATATAGCTAATGAAAGTGCTTTTTCATGTAATGTATTTCCAGGCAATTCAACTAAACGATCAATTTTGGCTTTTGCTTCCTCGTCTTCCATAAATGCTTCAAAGTCATCTAGACCCAATTCTTCATTTAATCGAGCATAAGCTTCAGCATGAATTGATTCAAAATCAGCGAATGCACACGCCATAGCTTTAATTTCATGTTTAGGAAACCATACTGCTACCTTTGTTGCCCAATAATCGTTTACATACGTCTCTGTTTGAGCAAATGACTTTAAAATGTTACCAATTAAGTTTTTTTCACTTTCAGTTAACTTTAACTTCCAATCATTTAAATCTGAGGAAAGTGGTACCTCGTCTGCTAACCAATGAGCTCTGTGTTGGTCTTTGTAAAATTCAAACGCAATCTGGTACTCAAAGGGTTTGTAATGGGGTCTTAGTTCTGTAATCATGTATTTAGTTCAAAAAATTTATTTGCCAACATTTGTCTATCTAAAGAATCAAAATTTGTGTTTTGAGACTTAGGCAACCTAGGTTCACTATCAGAATCTGGTGCATCAATTACTTCAAAATGTCCAGTTGAAGTATCAGCATTTAAGTGGAAAGTAACCCCGTCCATTCCGTATCTGTTTTTCATAATATGAAACCTACCTGTATTGCTTACTTTATCTTCTTTTTTTCTTGAAAGTGAAATAGCGACATCAGTAATCATCATTTTATCATATGATCCTGCTGCCTTATCACCTTCAATAATATCATCTTTTGATCCTGCACGGTTAACTTGTGATACGCTCCATATTGGGAGATTTAATTCACGAGCTAGTCCTTTTGTGCTTGTATAAATATCATCTATTTCAAATTTACGATCAGTAGATTTACGTTTTGATGAAAGAAGATCCACATAATCTATTATAATAAGATCTGGTTGTGTTCCTAGTGAAATTATTTTTTTAATGTGTGATTCTACTGTGTTGATTGTTGCTTTTCCTGTTGGGAACTCTTTAATAATTAATTCACCTTCTAATTGAGGTATAACTTCTTCTACTTTATTTTTATGTTCTAAAATATGGTTTACAGGTATACGAGTAAAAAATGAATCATATCTTCTACCAACATAATCTTCACCTAATTCTAAAGTATAATGTAAAACATTATATCCTTGTTCAACAGCAAAACCACCTAAAGCAACTAATGACCAAGATTTACCACCCCCAGGATTACCAAATATCAATCCAAAGTCTCCATTACCTAAACCACCTTGTAATAATTCATTAATTTCAGGCCAAGGTGTAGGTATAATTTTTCTATTGTCTTCTCTATATCGAGATTCAACATCTTTATTATACTCATGACCTATATTTTTATCTTGACCAGCTTTAATAGCATTTTCAATCATTATTTTAATTGAGTCATAATCCCCAGCTTTTAACAAATCAACACTACTCAATAATGCTTTTTTTAACTGTTGATTTTTACAAAACGTAGAAAATTCTTCTTGCACATATTCTAAATCATCAGTACTAGTTTGGTATGCTTCTCTTAATTGTTCTTTAACGGATAATTTTAGTACATCATTTTCAAGTTTTTTCATTTCTACTTTTAATACCTCCATAGTAGGTGATGTGTGGTATTTTTGGTAGTAGTTTAAAATTTCTTTAATAATCCATCTATGAGCTTGATTACCAAAATGTTCTTCATCTAAAATATCATGTATGTTTACTAAAAATTCTTTATGAGTTAAAAGTGAAGATATCACTTTAATTTGGAAATCAGTTCCATACTCTTCAATTGAGTTTAATGTCATTTTTTATAACTTTTATTTAAATATAATAACTTATTATTGTTTTTCCAATAAATCTTTAAAGATATCTTTAACCCAAACGTCTACATTTCGAATTAAATTTCCTAATTGATCTTCATTACACATCTTAATAAATTCTGATGGGTAAAAATTTAGTTGTGTGTTTTGGGTGAATTTATTTATGAATATTTTGTCTTGATCTGTCATCATAGGATTAGATAAGTCCATTATTTTGTATTTATTCTCTAAATTTTCTACATCATGTAACACCCTTGCATATACAACATGTTCTTTTAATTTAGACTCAGCAATATCTAATAAATCTTCAAAAGATAAATCATCAATTGCTAATTCAGGAAATTTTTTAAATAACCCTTTAGGGCCTAAACCTTTAATTCCAGTAATACCATCTGAATTATCACCTATGAGTAGTTTATATAGGAGGAAATTAGATGGATTGACTCCGAATTTATCTTTAACTACGCTTTCTGTGTAATATTCTCGCTCTACAGGTCGATAAACGATTACTTGTTCAGTAACTAATTGTAAATAATCTTTATCGCTAGATACTATAAATGCTCTATCTTCTGGTTTTGTTGGGAGTGTGCTGCTTAAGTATGCAATAATATCATCTGCTTCTACTCTTGGTAGGGATACAGTTTTAACAGGTAATGTTTTTAAGTATTGGATGATGCGAACAATTTGATCTACTTTTGAGTCATCTTCTTCTTCTAAACTTTCAAACAACTCATGCTTAGTAACTCTAGTTATATTCCTATTTGCTTTATATTCAGGAATAATATTCTTTCTGTGGTTAGAAGAACCTACTCCATCAAACACAACATATACTTGTGTTGGTTGAATATGTCGAATTAAAGCACCTAAAGAGCGAAAAAATCCTCCTAAACCTCCAATATGGACTCCATTTGAATTTACAGCGTTTATAGCGCTAAAATTTCTAAAAAATAAATTGAGCCCATCTATTAGCATGTAGCGTTCGTATGTTGGCAATTCTTCTCCATCTTCTTGTATATTATTGAGGAGGTTTAGAAGGTCTTTTCTCATATTTTAATCTTCATTTTCAAATAAATCTGGTGTAGGTGCTTTCTCGTCCCACTCTGAGTTGTCTTCTTGTACTGTATATTCACCTTGCCCTAGGATATCAGCCCATTCATGTGAATGTTCTTTTTTGTATTTCTCTACGGCTGTTGGTTTATCAGGTATAAATCCATGTACTGTACTAATAATAGTTCCTAATGTGGTAATACCATTAATGTGGTTTTTATCGCAAGCAATTTTAGTACGTAATGCAAATTCAACTTTTCTTTTATCTTTTTGAGCGCTGATTTTAGATGTGCCTGCGTTTGTAACGTTACCAAATGTTAAGCAAAGTGATACATCGTAGTAAAACGTGTCTCCGCCTTTATTTGTCATCCTTGGTTGCGACATTGGAGTTAATGCAGGTGCTACGCCTACTTTATTCACTATAAACAAAGAATTTGTATATTTTGAACTTTCTTTACGAGACATTATAATCTGTTGATTAATAAAGTTTCCAAATTGAGTTGCAATAGCCCCTGCGTTCCACATTGGGTTGTTTTTACCTTGTTCAATTGACATTTGACATGGAATTGATCCTACAGAATCCCAAATAAACAATAAATCATAAGGTAAATTACCTTTCTTTTGTTCAGTTAAAAGATCCATTATAAAATCAGCAATGTCTTCAATTGAATTTAGTGTACTTCTATCTCGATAGATAAAAAATCCAGTTTGATCAATTATTTCACCTGTTTCTTCATCAACAATATCTTCCATTTGAAACCCCATTGTCCTCCAGTGATTCCAGTCATGTTTCATTTCTGTGATAATCAGTACAGGTAATACTCCCATTTTTTGGGCATTAACAGCAATTTCAATAGTAGTAGTAGATTTGCCAGTATTACTTTTACCTCGAACCATTGAAACATGACCCATAGGAATCCCAGGAATAGATAGTGCTTCTTGTAATGCAGAAGAAAACGGTATCCATTTTTGTTCTTTAAATTTAACGTTTGACGCTAAACCTTTATTTGCTTTAAATTTGTCTAAACTAAAGGCGGTTTTCAGTTCTCTGTCCGCCGCCTCAGTTAGCGATTTTCTCGTTCTAGCCATAACTTATTTTTGATTAATTAAAATGGAACATCTTCATCATCCTCATCAAACAGTGAATCAAATTTATCTACTGGTTTTTTAGTGTCTTTTTTAGTAGATAAACTATAATTTGATTTAGGTGTTTCTTCTATTTCTTCATCAATATCTGTAGTTACTTCATTTTCACTTTCGCTTTCATCTTCAGGGTCAAGGAAATTTTGTAAGATTACTTTTAAATCGTCAAATGATTTTTTATAACGTTCTTGTAATTCAAGAATGTCTGGTTGTTCTTCTAGCCAAACTTCAATTTGAGCAGCATCTTTAGATAATGGAGAATTTTTTCGTTTTGGGCGAATAGATGATTTTAGACCTTGGCGACCACCGACATCACCCATTACAGCTTCAAGTGTAAAATCAAATCCTTCATTGATATCTGTGAAATCACCATAATCTTCATCTTCTGCTAATGCTAAAAGTTGCATGTAGATTTCTTTACCAAATTCCCAAAGGCGAACTCCTTTGTCTTCTTCACCGCGAACGATAACAGGAGCAAATATTCGCATTTTAGGATCTAATTTTTTGGCTAACTGCCAGTTAGCACGATCATTAGTGCCACGTAATTGTTTTGCAAACTCAACAATTGGATCTTTTTCACCCCAGTTTGTTAATGCATAAATTGGAAATTTAGAAAAACCATAATGAAGATATACTTCTTTAAACGGGTTTTTCTTGTCAAGTTTTGAGGGTACGATTCGAATCTCATACTTGCCTTCGGCTTTGGGCTTCCATAATGTCAACGAATAATCGACTTTTTCTTTCTTTTGCCCATTTGTTTGTAAGGCGTTTAGCTTACTTTTGATTAGACTTAAATCCATATGATTTATTATTTATTGATTACAACTTTTAATATACAAAACCTTAATTAAATAGCCAAACAGCTTATAAAGGAGGCTGTTTTGACCAATTAGCAACCCTCCAACCTTCTTCTGTATCATAGCCTGAGCCGGTACCAAATTTAGATAAACTGTCAACAACAATTAAAACTCCATCTGGGACAATGTAAACATAGTTTTCATTAGGTATTTGGTCCTCTGGGGTGTAGTTAACATCAAGTTCAAATTTGGTTGTTGTGTCATTGGGGAGGTTTAAAGCTTGGTTAATAGCATCCTCTACTTGTTGATATGTCCTATATCCTTTTATTTTAACTAACTCAGTAAATCGATTGTTATCGTTCATTCCCCATAATATTTGCCTACTACCAGGGACAATTTTGATTTCATTTAAAATATCTGTTAGTTTCATAAATCAACTATCCTAAAAATCCTCGTATTAAGTTGTTTAAGTTCGTTATGTTGAGTTAACAATATACAATTTTTATAATGTTGCCAGTTTATGGTAAATTTTGTATCAACTACACCACCGTTTAAACTTTTAATTAGTTGATTAAGTGCATTTATTGTATAAAGAGAATTTGTTTCCTTTTTTCTATGCACAAGAATAGTATTTTCAGGAATGTCATTCACATTACCTTGATCTACATTATATGTAACAGCGTATTCATTGTTACTTTTAACATGTAGCACAAACATTTTATTATATAAAATATCATACTTTTTAATTAACCCAGATAATAAATTATCTAAATCATCAAGAGAGGTAAATGTACAAAACAGTCTGTTATTCATTGAATTAAGGTCGATTGATTCAAAATCATACTGATGATACATATTGGGGGAGTGGGTCAAGATTGAAGTGTGCATAACTTGTTAATTAAAATTGTAATTTGTGCTTTTTTTAATTTTTGTTTGTAATTTATATTTGTTAAATATTCCTAATATTTGAAGCATTACTCCCTTTTCATTTTTATCCCAATCAAACAAAAATGAATCATAAACGTATAATACGAGTTTAGTATTTTTTCCTCGTAATATTTTAAATATATCGTATAATATAAGAACATTATTTGCGGTTTCCAAATTTTGTAAAACATAATTTAAAAGTTTTTGAGGGTTCATATCCTCCATTTCTCTTTTTATAAACCTATGTTTTGAAACAGGACACTCAATATATCCTCCATAATTAAAGGTATCCCACAAATCATCTATATATGCTTGTGCCTTTTGAAAAAACGGAATATCCCTGTATTCTTTCCAGATTCCACCGTAAAGCTGTTTAAATGTGATCTCTTTTGCTCTGGCATAATCCACATCATACATTCTAGCAAAATGGCCATGGATATCATCACTGTCAAAAGTATAATCCAATAAATGGCTAAGAAGGGTAGGATGATAAGCGGAAATATCCATTTCCAAAAAAATATCGTTGCGGGGGATAAAGCATTCTCTTTCTCCATTGTCTTTGTTTAAGGTTGAAAAATTTATACCCCCAAATGTATTTGAAGGTCTTGTAGTTAATGTATTTAAATTATATTGCGTGTAGATAAACTCGTCTACTTCTTTATTGAAGTGTTGTTTAAATAATGTTTGGTCTACTTTTATACCCGCTCTCTCTAATTGATTAAACACCAATGCTGCTTTGTTGTAGAACGGGTTCATTCTTATACTATTAAAGTTTGCAAAATTCTGTTCACATACCTCATAATGTTTTACAATTGGAACTATCGTGTTTAGATTATCAAAATTAGAACATCTGTTATATATTTGTGTATGGGCTGTTGTTAATTGGGGTATATACGTATGGGGGGAGGGTGAGGGTTGGTGGCAATGCTTAAGGGCAAAATAATGTAAAAATTCCTTTCTATCCCTTACGTAAATGTATTTTATACTATTTAATATTTCTAAACAATCCTCTATTGTTGCATTTATAGTTTCACTATGGTTAACAGGTACAATATATCCTTTTGAATTATCCTTTGGGCGAATATATAAAGCACATACTTCATTTTTAACAGGATGTAGATTATGAGAGGTAGGAATTATATCAACATAAGCAACCTCGTATTTAATACGACAAAGTGTTTCTATTTTCTGTTTATCTTCTATTAACCAATACATTAGGTTAAATATAAGAAAAAAAATTTTACAATCCCAAATAATATTTTAAAAATTTATCTTGAAAGAATTGAGTAAAACCATACCATTTTTGTCTTTGTTCTATTAATTGAACAAATGTTTTGTTAGTTTTATATACTTGTTCTTTATCTCCTTTCATTTGCCATAGTAATGAAACAGGAGCATATAAATCCCATGCTATTTCAGGAGAATTAGTTGATAATTGGGTATATGTTGTTTTTGAAATTTCTAAATATATATTTTCATTTGTTTTTTTACAAAAATATCTAGTAAATTGTCCTGTTTGTTTATCTTGGTCTGTTGGAAGAGTAAGGTTAGATTTAGGAATATTTCTTACAGGAAATGTATTAGTTAAATTATAATATTCGGAAGGTTGGACTTGAGAAGCATAAACAGTATCTCCAATTATTAAAGTATCATCATCATATATAATTAATGGAGTACTATCTTGTGGAGTAGAAGAATTTGGTAATTTTACATCATTAATATAATTTCTTAATTTTTGTAACAATATGCTAGGACCTTGTTGTGGGTTTTTCCCTGTGTATTTTTGCCCTGTGGATATTTCGTAGTAATAGCCTGTGTATTCTTCTTGGGTAGTAGAGAGCACATATTGGCCTCCATTAGTGTAGAGGTCTGTTTTAACTTGAGATTTTGGGTAGTATGCCATTTTTAAAAAATTACTTGAGCAAAATCGTAACTTGTATACTTATAATTTACTCCTATAGAGGCGAATCCCATGCTTGGTTGGTAACAAACTTTATTTAAACAATTACCATCAATACCCCCTATATTTGTTACTTTTCCCCCAGGTCCATAAGCTGCAGATACTACAATTCCAGTGTGGCCTATATCTGCTCTAAACATGTCCCCAGGAAGTAATGGTTTAGCTCCAGTTATTGCTTCATTAAGAGTAATTGCTTTTCTAGTTGATTTTGAATTTATTTGTACATTGGCAAAGTTATTCATAATTTGTTGTCCAGATGAAGCTATTAATGCCCCATTTTTTAAAGTAGTTGTCCATATTTCTTTAGTTGTTGCATCGGGGATCCCTGAGGATATTACATTATTCCCAGAGTAATATGCATCTTTCCAAACTCTTTTAGCAAATAGAGAACACCACATAAGTCCTGAACTCCATCCTATGTCTTTCATAGCAGTTTCAAATACTGGGTCACAGAATTGGAGGTTATCTCCTTTGTTAGATTCTGTTTGACCAACATATGAAGCTGCTGCTCTTACTATAGCTAATCTAAGAGGGGTGCTAGCTTTTATTTGGTCTGCAATTGCTTCATTTTTAGGCCTCCAATAAAGTTCAGCATCTTCTAAGGATTGTTTTGCTTTTTGTTCTATAGCTGATATTTTTGATAATGAAAGTGCATTTGGATTTCTTAAAGCGGCTGAAGGATTAGTTCCTAAGGTTCCAGCAGATGCTTCTGGGGTGCATATAAGTGCTTCTGAGGCTTCAAGCTTTTTTATTATTTCTTTAATAGTAGCTAAATTAAGATCTAAAGAATCTATTGTAGAAGTTTTAGGCATTACAATGGTTTCTAAATTAGTTTCCCAATCATTATCTTTAAGACTATGGTTTACACCTGTTATAATAAAATTTAAAGTATCTCCATATTTAGTAGGCAAAAATTTAGAATTTACTTCAAGTTTATTATATATTTTAATACCAGAAATACCATCCATATTAATTCCTAATTTAAATGGAATAAATCCAATAGTACCTGCTTGTTGAGATTTTTGCCCTTTTTTAGCTATTAAATATTTGTAAAATTCAGTAACAACAGATAAATTTTTTTCTATAACTTCTGGGTTAACATCGCCTAATAAGTTGTTTACTCTAATATTAGATGTATCTATACCTGGGGAAAGAACACTTCCAGCTATTGTTGGGGGGTCATTAAACCCATAACATTGGAATTTTTTTCTTAAAAATTGAGTAGCATAATTGTATTCTGCTTCATCCAATCCTGATGTAGTTGTAGATGATGGGGGGTTAGGGGCAACAACTTCATTTTTAAATCTATCTTTTAATCCTAAATTCCACCTTGAAAAAGCGGTTGCTTCTGTCCCTTTAACATAGCCTCCAGCTGTTGCCCCTATTGTAACCATAGTAGCATATTCAGGAGTAATAGCTGTTTTTAAGTCTACTTTTCTAACAAATGTAGAAGTATATTCTGCTATTTCGGCATTTGTTCTTTTAGATTTATCAATTTGGTAATATCCAAACAAATTAAGATCATATGGGGTTGAAGCGTCAGGACAAGACACTCCAGGAATTGGAGTAGAATCTATAATTTTAAGGACATTAGTATTTTTATCAATTACCGGTTCAAGATTATTTATTCCTCCTAAAGTTTTGTTTATACCTGAGCAAATGGATGAAATGAGTCCATAAATACTTACATCTCCTTTTTCATTAGTGTTGTTGTTTAAACTTGAAATAATAAATTCAAAGTTTAAATAAATATTCATTGGGTATGCTACATTTGAATTTTTTGTTCTAGTTCCTGAAGAGTCTTTATCTGTAAAAGGGTTTAAAGCTGTAAAAGAAGGGGCAAAGTTTCCATTAGATTTTAAAAAGGAATCATTTCTAACTAAACATACCCTAGGATCTAAAGAAATTTGGTTAGAAATAAAATACATTTTATTAGTACTAACATCATAATCTATTTTAGTTAATGGTGGGTTACTAGTCCCTTTTATAACAGGGATGATTTTTTCTTGAAGAAATTGCAATAAATACCCAAATCTTAAATAATAACATTTAGTAGTATCGGTATTGATTACTATAGCATCTCCTATTATAGAAGTATCTAAAGGGTTAGGTATTGTATTTGAAACATTAGAAGAAAGTTTAGTAAAACTAAACCAATGGCTTTTTCCACCAGAATCAATAACTAATATGCCCCCAATAGCTTGGACGACTGTTTCTGATGATTTAGTTTTTTCAATATATTCTGGAAGGGTTTGGATGTATAAGCGGGCTTCATTATCTGGGTCTAGGCTAGTAAAAGTTTGTCTGGTGCCTATAGATACAGCGAGTGAGACTCCATCATATGGGTTAGGGGCGCGGTAATAGAATTCAAAAGTTTCTTGGAGAATAGTTACACCAGATGGGGGATTTAAAATACGACCTATCTCATACTTTTGAGCATCAGCTGTTGTAATTGATACTGGTTTTGCAGGGTAAGTATATCCTAATAATTTATATATGTAAAGTGCTGATGATATTATATTAGTACTTCTACTTTGTTCTAGTACAGGGTCATTGCTTTCTGAAGATGTTGTAACTGTATTAATAGCACTAGCTAGGGTAGAATCAATAGAAACATTACTTTTTAAAGACTCTATAACGTCTCCCATACTAATTAAAGTTAGGTCTATATCATAGGAGCCATCAGGATTAAAAGTCCAACTAAAATTAGAGACTACGGCTAACATCCCGTCGTAATTTCCTGCATATTCATTTCTATATGATTCTATTAGGCTTAACCCACCAACCCCCATAAAATCAAAGTATGAACTAGCCTCTCCAACTTGAAAAAACTTATCTTCAATTAGGGTTTTGTTTACCCTTTTTTTATTTTCTCCATCAGTAGTATATAAACTATGCCCCCATTCAAGTAAAACAGTATATCCTAATCTCATATATAGAATATCAAGAATATCTAGTTGTCTTCTATCATTAGCTTTTATTTTTATAAATGCTTTTTCTAATGATCCTCTATTTAATGATTTTATTTCAGCACTTACTATACCCGGCATTGGGCTATATCCAAAATCAGCAGCTTTTACTTGTTCATTTTTACCTGTTGTTGGGTTTTTTACAGTTACTGGGGTGTAACTATACATGTAGGAGCTGTTAGGGTTAAAATTTTCTAAAAATCCTTGCCTTTGGGTTGTTGCAATATTTCCATAACCATTAGTTCCCCAGGTTGCAGTTCCTCCATAAAGAATAAAATTTTTAGCTAAAGAATCTCCTAAAAGTTGAGGAATTTCTTCATCTAAAAATCCTATATCTTTTAAACGTTGAATCCCTTCATTTCCATTTAAAGAAACTCCAGAAGCTAATTTTATCCAAGCTGTATTAGAATTTAGAGTGCTTATTTGGTCTTCGTTTCTTGAATAATTTTCAAATAGTGAATATAAACTACTATTATCGTTTGTTGAAGAATTAGGGATTGTTTTAAAAACCCCACTCCCATGAAGTTTTTGTCTTGCATTTATTTGATTTGCAACATATGCTTTAAGAGGTTCTCCTATTATATTTGCCATAACTTTATCTTATCCCATTTAAGGTTTCATATTGATTTACTATTAAGGCTACTCGCCTAGAAGATGGTATTCTAATTTGGGTTCCAACATTTGGATATAATGAGTCTGAAGGTTGGGAAGGGTTAGATCTATTAATAACCCACCATAATGAAGTATCATTATAGAATGAAAGTGCCAAAGTATCATACCTATCACCTTGGCTAACATACACATAAGTATCATCAGAAGCAAGGGGGATTGAAGGGTATTTAACGTTTATAAACCTTCTTTTAGGGTCATCTGTTGCTAAAAATATAGGAATTCCATTGTATCGTGCCATAACTAAATTTTATTATGTAAGATTATCATAAGTATAGTTTGCAGGACTATTAGGGGTACCTTCTTGTTTATTTATTGATGAATCTGCTGAATTTAAACTAGTGTTATCTTTTTCTTTTCTTCTTTGATCAATAAATAATTGGGGGCCAGGGTTTCTAAGTAATGTGCTGTTAGGGACAAGGTTCCCACTAGCATCTATGTCTGGTTCAAATACTACTTTTTCAGGTCTAAATTTATGTATTGGGGTAAAGTTAAGTTTTACTCTTATAATATGAGGGAGTTGCCTAACTTCTTTTCTTCCTGCTTCTGTTCCTTGAGTGTCATCTCCATTTACATCTATACCTATTTCCCATGGAGATTCTTCAGGTATGTCAAAATCTAAAGATGTTATTATACCAGGTTGTTCATGGATATAACCTCCTACTGTTATGTATGCTATATTTCCTGTCATATACCCTTGGGATATACTATCTAAATATTCAGGAGCCAAGGATGAAGCTAAGAAATTTAGCTTATTGTACATTTCATTAATTTCATTCCTAGATTGGGCTGCTACAGTAAATGCCATTTGCATTTTCCTATCAAACCCACCATATTTGTAGAATTTTTCAGCTCTACCCATATACTCTATAGATTTCCAATCTGCATTAAACGAATCAGAAATAGAGTCAATAAATGCTCTAAAATGGATGTATTTTTTATAAGTTTTTCCATCGTCTTGTATATCATTATTTAAAATAGCTATAAAAAATGGAATTAAGTCTTTGTATTGAGGATCACTATAATATTTACTTCCTTCATTAGATGAAGATTTATATATAGGAGAAAAATTTACTTTATCTACAGCTCCTAAAGAAACCCCATTCTGGTCTAATGCTCCTTTATCATAGTTTGATCTATTTTTTCTGCTTCCTGGGTTACTTAGTCCTATGTTGTCTTCAATATTTTTAGTAGTGTAGATAGGGGATTTACTTAGGAAGGTATTTTGGTATTTTCCTTCAGGGTCTAAAACTTGTCTAAAATCATTAAGTGTTTTAACATCAGGATTAGTAGGTTGTTCTAAAAGTTTTTTACTATCCCATGTTTTATATAACGAAGAATCTAAGTTATTTCCAATAGCAGTATTAGCTAATGTTTTAACAGGAATGTTAATGTTAGAAGTAGCAAATTTTATTTTAGTATTTCCTATACCTACTAAAGACCCAGGGCCTCCTTTATAAGAAATTAAAACATCACCATTATTTAATTTAAACCCTTTAACTTCTTTTGTAGTCTCATTAAGAGCTATACTAGCATATAAATTATAAAGTCTATTTTCTTTAGGTAAAGGATCAACTCCTAATTTTTGTTCTTTAATTATTGATTCTTGATATCCTTTTATAGATAAACCGGGGAAAGTTCCTGTAGGGTCAAGTCCTTGTTTTTTTAAGTGGAATCCTAAAATACTAACTCCAGCTTGGGCAACTGTAGATAAAGGAGTGTATGCTCCTTCATTAAGTATTCCAATAGATGCTTCGGTTCTTACTGCTGCTTTAGATAAAATTTCTTGTTTAGCAATAAATAAAAGAGCACTTGAACTTTTAAAGTCAAAAAAATATTTAGTTAATCTTTTAACATCATCTGATGCTCTTAAAAATCCAAAAAGATTTCCTCTAGTTAAAAAGTCAGGGCCCCAATCTTGAGGGTTATATCTAATTGCATTAAAACCCGATTTAATTTGAGAATATAAATAAGGAAATAAATTACCTGAGGTGAAATCAAATCCTACAGAAAAAGCATTGTACCCAATGCTAATTTGGGGGGCTATAAAATTAATTGAAGTACTTGCTTTAGCATCTTCAGGGAAGGGAATGCGAATATAAGGTTGATTACTACTCCCTCCATTTGGTCTATCTTTACCATATGGAAGAGACTTAAGCCCAGTGTCCCCACTATTTAATTTATCTAAAATCCCCATTTAAATACTACTGAGGTAAGTTGTTCAAGTATGGCAATGCTTGTCCTCCTGCTGATATTGGGGGGACAACTCCATTTGTATCTAGTAAAGATGGGAGTGGGATTTGGTTAGGTACTCCATCATCATATGCATTGTATTGAGCAGTAACAGTACTTGTATTAGCCCCATCTAATGAATATCCAGGTTGGCCTGATAAATTAGCATGAAGATTTGATTGATTAGTAGCTAAAGGGTTTACAGGAATAATACCCCCATCATATTGACTTAAAGTTGAGCCTTGTGTAGTTAATTTGTCTAATAGTCCCATAATGATTTGTTTTTATTATAAATATTATATTATTGAATTCCTCTATTGTTTATTTGTCTTTCAGATCCTAGATTATTAGAGTTTGTTCTTTCACCTTCTGCTATAAAACTAAATAATGTTTGTTTATCTATTTGACCATAAACCGTTACTTGAATAGGCCCTCCACCCATCATTTGTTGAGCTGCTGGGGAGCTTAATGGGACAATAGCTTCTGGTCCTGCTTCACCTATAGTAGCATTATCTATTCTGCTTTTTACGACACCACCTTTAGCTAGTTTAACTCCAGGTATATTTTTAGGTTCAGGGACTGTTGCTACTTCTTCTTTTTGTGATTGAAGAGAATATATAGCAGATCCTACAGCAGCAGTAATAGCAATTAACCCAATTCCAAGAGTTAAAGCACTAGCGATGGAAAAAGCAGCTGCTGCTCCTGCTGATAAGCTAGCAACCATAGTAGCTAGGCTACTTAATATACCACCAACTTTAATAGCGACAAAAGCAATACCAATATTTTTTATTATACCTAATAAAACACTAGAATTACTTACTAAATATGTAATACCTTTAACTAACGCTTGTGCAGGACCGTCAACAACATCGGCAAGTAACAATTTTAATTTTTCAATAGATTCATTAAATTTGGTTTGTTCATCTATCCGTTTAAGAGCTTCTTCAGCTGCTACTCCATTAGATATATCTCTCTGGAGCTGTTGGGCTTCTTCGGTTCTGCCTTGTTTTTCTAATTCTTCAATTCTATCTTTAATTAATTGGGATTGAATTTCTCCTAAACTATTTAATTGTTCTTGATATATCATCATATCAGCCATCTCATCAGCATTCATTCCCAATGCTTTAGCTAATTGTTCTTGTTGGATAACATTCATAGCAGCAAATGCTGCCGATCCCCCCATTTCTTGAGATAATAAAGCAACCGCTTCTGCTGATTTTCCATTAAGTGCTAGTAAACGAGCTTGTTCTAGGTTAAGATCTCTCCCAATTAATAATTCTGCTGATAATTCGTTTTCAATTGATTCCTCAAAGTTAAGTAATCCTTCAGCAATTTTTTTACTTTGTTCTAAAGATATTCCTAATTTTTGGGTTTGTACTACAGCAGATGTTAATTCTTTAACACTATTACCATACTGCAAACGTAATTGCCCTGAAACTTTAGATATTTCTTGTAGTATTTTTTTATTGTTTAATTGGACTCCGGTTTGGTTTCTATAAGCTTTAGTTTGAGATAATACTTCCTGAGTAATATCATCTGCAGACATCTTATTTTGAAATGCTAATTTTTGTAGCTCATTAGCTTCTTCTACTGAGAGGCCAATTTGTTTAGTTAAAACTATTTGGTTTTCTATTTGTGATCTAGTAGGAACTAAAGCTCCTCCAAATGCTTGGCCTAACTCGTTAGCAGCTCCAGCCATACGAGTAGTATTTAACAAAGCAACCTCTAATCCTTTTACCATAGGTTGATTAGTTGCTTGGATATCGTTAAAACTTTGATACATCCTTTCAGCACTATCAGAAGAAAGTGAGAAGGATTTAGCTAATTCTGTTTGGGTTTTGTCTACTTTAAATCCTAATTCTATTAAAAATTGGAAAGCTTTAACAATTAAACCTATAGTTGTTAAAGGATCCATTAAAGATGTTAATAAGCCTTTTCCCATACTAGCTGCAGCAGTACCCATTATGGTAAAAGCATTCCCTCCGGCTTTAGCTTTTTCTTTAGCAGCATCTAAAGCTTCATTAGTTTTAAGTAATGGACCTACTATTGGTATTTTACCCATACCATGAAGTAAAACCCCAGTAAGGCCTAATTTTCTATTTATTTTTTCTTCTTCTTTAATTCTTTCTTTAAGAAGTTTATTAGTTTCTTCATATATAGTAAAACCTTCTTTAGCAGCTTCAAGAATAGCTCTTTCTTCGTCTGTGAGGTCGCGTCTAAAAGATAAATTGGTTTTAGCAAGATCTACAATACCTTTATCTTGAGCTAATTGTTTTGCTGCTGCTCTTGCTTGGTTTTCTAAAATGCCAAGTTTAGATTTTTCATTCTTTAGTTGTTCTAAACTTAACTCGTTATACCCTTGTTGATCGTATTTAAGTTTTGAGGCTATAGATTCAAGCCCCTTAAATGCTTTAGTAACATCTTTTGTAGACTTATTTCCTTTTTCTAATTCACCAACTATTGCTTTAATTTCACCTAGTATCCCAGAAAAACCTTTATTTATATCAGCAACCTCATTTTTAATGTTGCTTAAAAGAGATTCATATGTGTCAAGAGACGCATTAATCGCATTAAGAGCTTTTAATTTCTCTTGATATGCTTTAGCACTTTCCTTATCAAGGCGAGCAATTTCTTCTTTTATGCGTTTTTTTATTTCGTCCTTATCAGCCATTAAAATATTTTGTTATAAATATTAAAGATTAATGCTCTTATTTATATTTTACAGGTCTAGACGAATTTTGGGCTTTTTGTAAGAATTCAGGAGCTTTAACTTTTCCACTAGGATCTATTACTGTTGTAGATCCTCCTTTTTTACCTTTACCTTCATATGCTTCTTTTTCTTCCTCATAATGTTTTTTTATTTCATTAAAAGTATATTTACGGAGCCAAACTGGCATATTGTAAACAGTATGCCAGTCGTACCCACCTTTTCCATAGAATACAATTTGATGTATTTGGGAAAATAAATTAACTCTACTTTGGGGAGCTATATCATACGTCAGGCCAAAAAAACTTAAGCCCAATTGGGAGATTGACTCTATCATCGCTGCCGTCGGGAAAAAAAGTTAGATCAACATCTGGTTGAACTTCGCGAATATATTCTCTGAGCGCCCTAGCATCTGATGCTAGGAGGTAATTATCGACAAACTCTCGGATATCTTTTTTTTCGCGATTTCCACCTACTGAAGTGATTATATACTTTAATCTTGTAGATAGTTCTGGGGAGCTGTCTTTGTTTATTTTTTTAAGTCCTTCTAATTCACGGCTGATGTCTTGTTCATCTTTATGGGTTAAAAGTTTAAAAGTAACATCATGTTTTGTTTTTGGGAGAGTAAAATGAAATTCATTTATTCTTCCTTTAAACAATTCTTCTTTAAGCGGCTTAGCTTCAAGTTGAGCTAAATTTACTGATTGTTCTTCTCCGTTATATTCAAATGTATACTCTGATCCATACCCTAGGATACGAGCAGCAACCATGATTGCGTTTTTATCACCAATCAATAAATCATCATAGTTAATTTTAGATACAATTAATGATTTCATTAGTCTATCTAACACAGTACCATTTCTGATATATGATTGGTTTGTAAGGATGTCTTCTTCTTTAGCAGTCATGTATTTCATTTCGATAATACCTTTTGCTAATTCAGAATCTTCATGATAAAGTAAACCTTTAGAGGGTAATTCTACTTGTTCAGTAGGTAATTTAAATTCACTCATAATTTTTATTTGTTATAACTTAATTGTCTTATATACATATATTAAAGAAACAAAATTATTATTGTATCTCCAAATATTTTTAAACTTTATTTAAGGATAGTTACATGTCCATACATTTCTTCAGTATAAGCACTTTCATCTAAAGTATAAGCAATTCTCCAAGAATATACACCTTCAGATAATACGTTTCCTTTATATGTACCATCCCAATACGAATTAAATTCAAATGATTCCCATATAACTTCCCCCCATCTATTATATATAATCATACTAAATTCATATGGGATAAATCCAGGAACAAATACAGGACCAAAAGTTTGGTTAAATTCATCTCCATTTGGAGTAAATGTATTAGGAACGTAACATGTTGTTTCTTGACGCAAGTTAAATTCTGGGGTTGTAGGCTCAATTGTTAGTGTTGGGGGGTTAAGTTGTATAAATATAGTATCTGAACTTAATGTTGGTATTTCATTACATTGGTTCCAAGTGGTGTAGCCTTCAGGGTAAGTTGGTTTGCACACGTAATATGCTCCTTCTACTGATGGGGTTATGTTAAGTATATCTCCTGTTCCTATTGGGTTAGAATCACCTATTTTATACCATGTAAGTATAGGTAATGCTTCTGGTCCATTTGGGTTGTATCTATAAGCTTCATTTACAGTTGTCCATTGTGTTGAGTTTCTATTTGGAGTAGTAATGGCAACATCTCCATTTTCATTATGTAATCCTTGAACTGCAGTACCATTAGACCAACTTGGGCAATTTGGTTTGTCTTGGATGTAGTTTTCAATTATATTTGATGATTCATATATTACTATATGAAATGTCCCTTTTAAACTAGTACAAGAATACATAGGAACATCTATCCAACTTACTATTAATTTTCTACACGGTGCTGTTCCTTGAACTTGATACTTAATTTGTCCTCCTGCTCCTGGGTGCCAATCTTGCCATGGTCCCATAATGCAATTTCTAGGTACTATTCCTGTATTATCAGGTATAGTGGTTGAAACGAATGTTATTGGTTGTTCATCTGAGAATGAGATCCATCCGTTAGATCCTACATAAAATTGGTTATATGCTTGTCCAAAGAAGCTAAAAGTAAATCCTATGTTGAATGGTCCTTGTTGGGCATCATCATACATTGATAATGAAGTTCCTGTGTTGGTTTGAGTAGTGTATGGTATGCTTATAGCTTCATACCCTGTTGTTTGGTTTGGGTTAGGGGTAGCAACACATTGAGTAAGGTCAGCATATAATGTTGTTGATGTAGTATTATATGGTAAATATACATCAGGGCCTAAATAAGAACATTGTTGAGTATATCCTATGCAAGATATAAATAAACACAAAACCTTTATTAAATTTTTCATAATTTTTTATTTATTTAAATATACGAAAGTTTTTAACAAAATCCAAATTTCAAAACAAAAGCCCCAATAAAATTGGAGCTTTTGATTTCATATGTAAAATATGTTAGTAGTTCAAGATACAATAATCTGGTTGTACGGTAACTGTAATGTTTACAGGTGTACCATCATCATCCCAGTTGTAATCTCCAAAATTTACTTCAGTGATTAATGCTCCTTTAATTACCCACTCAGAAACAACATCACCTACAGGTCCAAGAACATTAAATTTAATATCCTTTTTATAGAAATCAGAATAACCATCTCTACCTGTTACAGATTCGTGACCCAAACGTACCCATTCCATTACTGCTTGGGCAGCAGAAGGAGTAATTGATTCATACATTGTAAACTGGATGGTATTCCAAATGGTTTTTCCTTTTACATATCGTTGGATGTTAATATGGTTAAGGGCAACTGCAGTTTGGGTTAATGATACGGCTCCTACTCCTTTCACCAAAAAGGCAGGTACTCCATCCATATAAAGGATAAAACGGTTTGTCTGTTTGGGTTCAAACGGGGTAAAAAATATGTCGTCAAAAGGTAATATTGGCATCTTATTTTAGTTTTAGTTTTATTATAAATATTTAATTTTCTATTTTTTATCCAGGAAATTCAGCTCCTGTTGGTAACAAGATAAAATCTAAAGAAATGAATTCTGCTGTTCTAGTTGGTTGAATATAAATCTGTCCAACTAATTGATTTTGGTCAATTACCGCAGGCCCATTATTTGAATCATCCATTACAACTTGGTAAGCATAAAGTCCTTGTTTTTGTTGGATTGTGCTTAAGAATGGTTCTACTCTAGCTAAAAATGAATTTCTTGTAGCTATAGTATTTTGTTCAAACACAATTGTATCAGCAATTTGTTTAATATATGATTTTAATTCAATCATTAAACGTCTTACATTTACACGATCAAGAGCAGATTGTGATTTTTGTAATGTTTTTTGTCCAAATACTACTACACCTTGTTTAGGTAGTGTTGCAATTGGATTAATATTATTTGCATATAAAACATCTTTATTAGATTGAGATAATTTATATTGAGCTTGTAACACTGTGTTTAATCCACCACGATTAATACCTGCTGGTGCAAACCACGGGGCAGATACTTTATCATTAAATGCATATACTCCTGGGATTACTGTTGAAGCTGGTACCCAAACATGTTTTCCGGTTGCTGGGTCTATGATTCTAACCCAAGGCCAATATGCTGCTGCATATGAGGTGTCTCTAGATTGTGCTTGTGTTACTGCATCACCTAATGAGCTACTGTAGCTTGTTAAGTCTACAACGTACATATTGTCACCTCTTGTAATAGTATTAGCTATAATATTAGTTACTTGACCAGTATGAGTATCATCTAATAAACCAGGGGTAAATAGTAAGTTATAATTGTATGCTTCAGTATTTCCTAGTAAAGCAATCATTCTATTGTAATCACTACCTACTAATCCTTGAGTATTATTTCCTATTTGATCGTATAAACTAATAGAAGCACTTACATTACCTGTTGCATTGTAAAAAGCACCTCCAGCTGATCCACTTCCATTAACTGGGATAGAAGCTGTGTAAGCAGTTACTGCAATTCCGTTAGGATCAAAGTAGTTTGGTGTAGGAGAAGTTACTGATTTTACACGGATATATCTTGAGTTGTTAGGAAAACTTCCATTTAAATCCATTTGGTTTTCAGTAGCATTATAACTTAATACTTGATCTCCAATTACTCTAGAAATGTAGCGGTTTGAATTTGGGTCTAATGTTAAGTTATTCCAAGACTCAAGAATCACTTTACTATTTTGAGTATCATTCCCTCTTCTAACTAATACGTTAAATGTACCTGACCCAGTATTTGAATTGGTAACCTCCCAACGAATATTATCAGTAGACCCTGAAACTAATGATCCTGATGCTCCAAGCATGTTAGAACCAGAGTTATTCATGATTACTCCTTCTGATATAGTTTCTAATTCAAAAGAAGAAGAAGTAGAGTTTAAATAGTTAGAGATTGTAGTACTAACTGCAGGAGTCCAAGCAGCTCCTGATCCAGAAACAACTCTTGTTACTAATAATGAAGTTCCTCCATAATTAAAGTAATTAAAAGCAGCAATTGAAGTTAAGTAAGAATAAGAATTACCACCACTAATAAAAATATCACCAAATATTGTTTTAAAATCTGAATATGATGTTACTAGGATTGGGTTTTCAACTGGGCCTGTAACTGTTGGTCCTATTATAGCAGCGCCTGCTTGGATAGGTTGGCCAGTTAAAAATGTGTTGTCTATTTCACTAATTGCTACTCCTGGAGAAGTTGTAAAGTTTGCCATTTTATTTTTTTATTATAAATATTAATATTTTTTTTAAAATGTATTATTAAGCAGGGAAAGTTGCCCCTGTAGGTAACACATTAAAGTCTAGTATGATAAACTCTGCTGTTCGTGTAGGTTGTAAATAAATTTGGCCTACTAATTGGTTATTATCAACAACGCTAGGTGGATTATTTGATTCATCCATTACAACTTGGAATGAAGTTAAACCTTGTTGTTGTTGTATTGTTGATAAATAAGGATTAATTTGAGCTAAGAAATTACTACGAGTTGTTTCTGTGTTTTGTTCAAATACAAATGAATTTGCAATTTGAGATATGTAATTTTTTAATTCTATTAGTAAACGTCTTACATTTACACGATCTAAAGCACTTTTTTTCTTTTGTAATGTCTTTTGCCCAAATACTATTATACCAGAAGTTGCTCCTCCACCAGGAAATGAAGCAATAGGATTAACATTCCTTTGGTATAATGTATCTCTGTTACCTTGAGTTAAGATACGCTCAGTTTGAACTGCATTAGAAATAACACCTCTTTCAATCCCAGCAGGCGCAAACCAAGGGTATGCTATAGAGTCATTAAACGCGTATACTCCTGCTATCATAACAGAAGCAGGTACCCATGCTCGAAATGCAGTATTAGGATCAATTGTTTTTACCCAAGGCCAATATGTTGCCGCATATGATGTATTATATCCTATTACATTGCTTAAAACTGTATTGATTTGGGAATTATATTTAGATGAATCAAATACTACCATCATATCTCCTCTGGTTTGGGCTATAGAGTTTAATAATGTAATGGCATTAGCTGCATCTGGTCCTATGTCTGTCATAAGGCCAGGGGCAACTATGAAGTTATAATTATATGCATCCTTATTAGCTAATAGATTAATAGATTCTAAATAATCTGTAGCTCGTAATCCTTGTATGTTAGTGTCCGAGGTAATGTTTTCATAGTAGTCTGCTGCTGTTCCTGTAGGTATGTTAGAGCCTTTCCCTGCCCCAAAAGTCCCATTTGAAATATATGGGATAGATCCAGTATACTCTGGTTTAGGGTCTCCAACGTTGTTGAAGTAGTTAGGGGTTAGAACATTTACTTGTTTTACGTAAACATACTTTGATATGTTAGGGAAATTGCCTGTAGTTTGGACAAAGTATTCGCCATTATCATTAGTTACAGATTCAACTTGGTTACCTATTACTTTTTCAATGTAATTAGGAGAGTATGGATCTAAAGAACACAACCAAGTTTCTAAGATAGACGGTGCAATATCAGAATCATTTCCTTGTCTTATTATTATGGTAAAAGTTCCATCTTCTATGTTAGTATTTGTAACTTGCCATCTGTAGTTTTCTGATGATCCACTTAGTAGTGTATTGTAGGAGCCAGTAGGGCCAGTACTATTCATCAATTCACCTTTAGAAATAGTAGCTAATACAAATGCTTCTGTGTTAGTACCACCAGTAAAGTAATAGCTAATACTTTCTGAGGTTATGTAGTTAGAATTTCCGAGAATTCCATTTTGCCCTATATAAGTAAATGTTATGTTAGGGGAGGAATAACTTGAAGAAATAAATGGTAAGGATGCACTATATGGGGCAACTGAGCTGCTAAAATCAAATATTATAGAGGATGTAGCAACATAGTCAGGAAGAGCAGATGCTGCAAAAGAAGATGTGTTTATAAATATAGTATTAGAAGTATTAGCAACGTTAGAGCC